CGCGTTGGGAGCACGGACAATCCGTTCTCCGAATCGTCGGCGGCAAGACCCGGCAAGTCGCCGTCTTATCTACCGGAAAGACGGAGAAATACGACGACGAACTCTGGAGCCTCGAGGTTCATGTCTTAGCCGACCACATGGAGATCGTCTTGCCCGACATCATCGATGCCCTCAAGGAACAAATCCGGGTTTGGGAGAGCGCCCCTGCGCCTCTAACGGGCACCGCTATCTAGAAGGCCTTAGAACCCCATGCTAGGAACTACGGAACCCTCTCCCCCAGTCCGTAAAGTCCCGAAGGCCTCCCCCGCTCAGGTCAAGCTCATCGAGCAACGTTTCAAGCAAGGGTCTCGGGATGTGGACATTGCCAAAGAAACAGGATTCGACCGCACCGCTATTCACCGCCGCAGAACGGCGTGGAAACTCAAGACGGGCGGAGAGATGGAACCCGTCAAGCCGCCTCCCCCTATGTCCACGGAACGCAACATGAACGCACTCGCGCAGATGGAACGAGGAATCAAGTCGTTGGGAATCGCCGAGGGATTGGCGGCGGAAGCCTTCCGCCTAGGGGAGGTCCCTCGGATCGTGGCAGCCAGGGAGATACGAGAGAACAGCAAGGCGAGAGTTGGAGTTTCTACCGCCCTTCCCGTCCTCATCGCCAAGAGCAAGGACGCCATTCTACCCGAGGTCCTAGAGCAGATCCGAGAGGAGATGAGAGCCGAACTTGAGAGGCAAGCCGCGGAAGAACTCATGGCCGTGGTCTGGCCGATCTTGAACGAGGAGCAAAGAGGGAAGCTGGAGGAGGCGTTGAGGAAGTCAATTATTCCTAAAATTCAATCCGTAGACGGGATGCAAGTCCTAGAGGAATAATCAATGCCCACCCCCACCTACCGGATCGGGGATTGTGTCGAAGTGCTCAAGGAGTTCCCCGAGAACCACTTCGACGCCTGCGTAACCGACCCTCCCTACGGGCTGGAGTTCATGGGGAAGGAGTGGGACCGGCTCTGGTCCGACCCTGACCCATCCTTTGAGGTGCGTCCCAAGGGTGGCACCGGTCCCTTCGACAGGCGGCGCGCATCCTTCGGAACCGACACCAAGGCGATGCAGACATGGCACACCGCTTGGGCGCGTGAAGTCCTCCGCGTCCTCAAGCCCGGAGCCCACCTTCTTGCTTTCGGTGGCACCCGCACCCACCATCGCCTCACTTGCGCCCTAGAAGATGCGGGTTTCGAGATTCGAGACTGCTTGATGTGGCTGTACGGGAGTGGCTTCCCAAAGTCTCTCGACGTGAGCAAGGCGATTGACAAGGCGGCAGGGGCGGAGCGGGAAGTGGTGAGGACAATTCGCAAAACACCAAGCGCCGCCAGTGAGAACATGAACGAAGGATGGCGACGCCCGTGGGCTGAGGATCACCCGAAAACTATGGACCTCACCGCCCCCGCGACCGACGCCGCGAAGCAATGGAGCGGATGGGGCACCGCGCTCAAGCCCGCGTGGGAACCCATCATCCTCGCCCGCAAGCCCCTCCAAGGCACCGTCGCGGAGAACGTCCTGAAGTGGGGCACGGGCGGGCTGAATGTGGACGGGGGACGGATAGAGTCAGGCACGGAACACATGCGCGGGACTGTAGGACCAGCTAAGAACTCAACCATCTACGGAGCGGGGGCGGGACTTACTCCTAAAGAAGGATTCGTCGCTACAGATTCTCCTCTTGGCCGCTGGCCCGCCAACCTCATCCTCGATGAAGAGAGCGCCGCGATGCTCGATGAGCAGAGCGGGGAACGAGAAGGCCCGGGTGGTCCCGCTAAGAGTGGGTCAGCTACGGCATGGCCGGGTGGCGAGTTTCAGGGCACCATCTACCCGAAGGAAACTGGCGGTGCCTCTCGGTTCTTCTACACGGCTAAAGCGGACCGGGACGAGCGCGAGGAAGGCATCCCCGGGCGCGTTCTCAGGCCCAGACACGGACGCCAAGGGGCACGCTCTGACGATCCCAACGGCCTCCGGCGCTTCATGGACGACACCCGAGAGCCCGGCAAACCCGGCGGCATGAATCCTCGCAACCTCCCCGCCTCGGTTGCGAGGGCGAACTTCCATCCGACTGTAAAGCCCTTGGACCTCATGCGCTACCTCGTGCGCTTGGTCACGCCTCCCAGCGGGCTTGTCCTTGATCCGTTCCTCGGTTCCGGAACGACTCTCCTTGCCTGCCGCCTCGAAGGGTTCTCGGGGTTCGGCATTGAGAAGGAAGCGGAGTATGAAGAGATCATCAAGGGCAGGATGAGTTCCATCCCGCCCGCCATAGAGAGCTTTCTATGAAGCCCCGCATCTCCCCCTCTCTCAAGGCCCTCGCTCACCGTCTATGACCACCACCGCCCTCCTCTCCGCACTGGAAGCGCAGAAGTCGAAAGGACCACTTCAGAACCCCGTTCTCTTCGCCAAGGAGGTGCTCCATATCGATCTCCCGCCCCATCAGGCCGAAGCCCTCCGAGCGATGGCTCGGTTCCCGCGGTTGCTCCTCAACGACCCGAAAGGCCACGGAAAGACGACGACGGCTGGGTTCATCCTCCCCATTTGGAGAATCGCCAAGGACCCGAACAGCCGTGGGATCTTGGGATCTGCCAGTATGGAACGGGCGCAGGACCTAGTTCGTGCCATCTCCCTCGAGATCCAAACCAACCAAATCCTGCGGGACACCTACAAAATCATCCCCTCCGACCCTTGGAACGCGACGCAAATCCAGATCAAACGGACAAGGAACGTACCTCACCCCACGCTGACAGCCGCGGGAGTCGGCAAGAACATCGAAGGAATCCGTGCGGACTGGGCTATCCTAGACGACATAATCGATGAAGGAAGTCTCTCGGGCGCGGAGAACCGAGCGGCGAAACGTTGGCTCGACCACACCCTCCTCCCGCGGTTAGAACCGGACGCCTGGCTCACAGTCAACGGGACGGTCTGGCACCGGGAGGACCTCTACTCTCACATCGCCGCCAAGCCAGGCTGGCACCGGATTGTCCGGAAGGCGATTATCGATGAATCGATTGGGGAAGTGCTCTGGAAAGAGCATTGGTCGCTCCAACGGCTTCAGGAAATCCGAGACGAGATAGGGGTGATCGCCTTCGAGCAAGCTTACCAAAACAACCCCCTCGCGCTCACCGGCTTGGTTTTCAACCCGGAATGGATGCGGATTGTCAAGTCAACCGACCTGCCGGAAGGAACACCTCTGAAGGTCCAAGGCTGGGACTTGGCGATCAGTACCCGGGAGACGGCAGACTACACCGTCGGAATCACCCTAGCCCACTACACAGGGGGAGAACGCCCACTCCTCGTTTGTATCGAGATAGTCCGGGGGCATTGGTCCTTCCCGGAAGGCTTAGCCCAAATCCGGGCGGCTTGCGCTAGACACTCCCCCTCCGTGATCGCCATAGAATCCAATGCCTTCCAGAAAGCCATGCCCCAACAGCTTCTCCGGGAGGCTACTATTCCCATTGTCGAGAGTCCGGCCACAGGAGACAAGACCATGCGTGTCCAAGAGCTCGCCGTCATGATGCAGAATGGGAGTTTCGCCATCCTCGACGAATGCCCCGGGAAAGAAGTCTTCATGCGAGAACTTTTATCCTTCCCCGTCGGAGATCACGAAGATACGGTGGATGCTGCGTGGCACGCGGTCCGTGCGACGAACCTAGGGCGAACAGCTTATATGGACCGTTTCGAATTCCGGAGGCCGAGCCTTTGAATCTTTGGAAGCGTTTCGAGCCGGATTTCTCCAAGGAAAGTATCTTGGAAAAGGCGAAACGCCGATCCCAAGAACTCCTCAAATTACGAAAGGACCCGAGGAGACAACCTTCCCCAGGTGTCACCTGCCCCTATCTCCGAGACCCAGCAGGACTACGGTTCAACTGCAAGATCCATAGAGACCCCCAAGCCCAAGCGACGAACGATTGGTTCTGCAAGAAGATATGTCTGCCGAAAGGCGGGCCTCACAAGACAACGGCCCGCGCTTTTGGGATTCCCCCCATCCAGTTCCGAGGCCTCGGCATCAAGAAGAACTACTTACCCAGAAACCCAAGCACGAGTCCCTCTCACTTGGCCGCCCAAGCCCAACCCCCCAGAAGGCGCAGTCGTTTCGGGAGGAAGGTCGCATGAAGAAAAGAGGAAGGATGACCTACCGAGAACGGCTGAAAGTCATCCTTGCCAAGGTCCCCCGGGGAAAGACATTCACTCTCGACCAGATACAGAATGGGGACTCCCCACGGCGCTACAACGCCACGAGAAAGGAGATCACCCGGTATCTCATGGGTCAAAAAGGCGTCCTCCGCGTCGGACCCGGCCTCTACAGGAAGCAAGGCAGAAGTTAAAAGAATCAAGGAGTCGGTGGCCTTTTGAGGCCTCGGGGCGATGAAGGACACTCAATCTCAATGGACCACGAGAGACATCTCCATCAAGACCTACGAGAACGGTCTTCGGACAAACTACCTTCTTGTGGCGGCCATCTCGATCTTGCTCGGTCGGGATTTCATCGGCAGTCCCCCCCTCGTAGTCGCCTCATTCCTTCTCACCATCGCGGCTATCGTGTTCACTCTGGCCGTGGTCATCCGAGCCCGGGCGCATCTTTCCCGCAGGCTTATCTACGTTCTCCTCTCCCTCTTGGTCCTAGCCTCCCTTGCCCTGCCGTACTACCTCGGGATCGACGGTCTGTTGGGGGATGCCATCTCGGTCTCCCGCATCGTCTTCGCCGTCGCCCTCTTCTGGTACGCGCTCAGCCTCCCTTTGGTCCCGAAAGAGGTAGAGGATGCCGACGGTCCTTGAGCGAATCGCCGATAGGCTAGGCGTCCGTCTGCCTTGGGCCGTCCAAATAGAGCGCCAACAGAAAGAGCTCACGAGCCTCCGAACCCGTGTCGCCCAAAGCGACCGCATCGACACCATTCAGAAGCTTGCGGGCATCCCCGATGTTCCTAGACCGGCGTTAACCGACGTGGAATGGGAGCAACGGCAAGGAGTCAGAGAGCCTCCTTACAACCCGCGTAGTCTCTGGGCCTATTACGAGCTCGACGACACGCTTCAAAGCGTCGTCCAAAAGATCGCCACAGAGGCCACCCGGAAAGGGTACGAACTGGCCCCCCTGTTTCAGGCCAAGTGCCTCCAATGCGGGGCGGAATACTCCCCCTCTCCGGAAGAATGCTCCAAGTGCGGCAATCAGGCGTTCCGCGAAGCCGACCCGCTGGGAAAAGCTTGGCAAGAGAACTTCTGGAAACATCTCAACCCGGATGTCTCCACGGATGCTATCCTAGAGGATACCTGCGTCTCGAGCCTGATTCTCGACAACTGGTTTTGGTGGGTGCGGAAAGAGCCCTTCGTACTAGGGGGCATGGTCAGTTACCCCGTGCGGGTCGATGTGCTCGATAGCCGGTTCATCGCCGCAGTTACGGACCAACGCGGGGCATTCCATTCCAACGAATGGTTCTGCTCAACTTGCTACTGGGAATCGAAGGATTCTGAAGCAGGGATCGTCGTGTCCGAAGGCGCTCCAAACAAGACCTGCCCGACCTGCGAAGAACCCTACGTCATGACCGCTTGGATTCAGAGAAACCGTACTGGAAAGACCGTCGGACGCTGGCACAAAGATGAAGTGATCCACGGCAAACGCTGGGGGGGTTCTTACCGCCTATACGGGATGAGCAAGGTCGTCACTCTTTACCTCATGATCGAGGCCCTGATTTACCAAAGCCGCTATCTCATCAGCGCCTACAAGGACCGCAGGGTCTTTGACGGGCTCTTGACCCTACCTCTCTCTCCGAAAGAAGGAAAGGACATGCTTGCGGACTACAAGCAGCGATGGACCGACAAGCCGGAAGAACAATCCATCGGTATTTTGTTTTCTGGAGGCTCCCAAGGGCAGGCGATGGGGGAAGCGAAATGGCTCGACATGATGGGCCGACTTAGGGACCTGGCCCCGCTCGAGTTCCGAACCGCCTACAAGAAGTCAATCATGGCGGCCTATGGAGTCGGAGAAGTACTTACCGGAGGGCAGACCGCAGGGCAGTTAGGCCACCCTCAAGACGCTCTGGATGCTAGCTATGACACGATTGAAGGGCAGCAAACCCATCAGAAAGATACAGTCAACCGTCACCTAGTCAGTCAATTCCCTCCCCCGGCTCAAGAATGGGTCTGGCAGTTGGTCAGTCCGAAGCAGAGAGATGAAAAGCTGGACTGGGAGATCCGGCAGATCAAGCTCGCAGTCCTCTCCGCTCTCAAAGCCGCAGGGAAGAACGCCGACATCGACGACGAATGGGAAGTGGAAATCCTACCCGGCCAAGCCGTTCTTCCCCTCGATATTACCTCCCCCCCTACGCCGCCGGCATTACCTCCCGGCGGCTTTTCTTCTCTCGAAAAAGGAGCCAAGACCCTGACCCCCAGAAACATCCCCTCTGAGGATGCAATCCCCAAGGCCAGGACCATCGAGAACGCCTACGCAGACCGAATGGCCCGGGCGCACGAGAAGCTCTCAAGCGGTCTCATCAAATCGGTAGACTTAGGATCTGGGGCAGAAGCCGCACGGAATGAAGCCTATCGGGAGTTCACCGAAGAAGCGGTTAAAGCCGCTAGGGAATCCGCGTCAAGCGCATACCTAACTGCGTTGGAGGACATCGGAGGAAACTTCAACCAACAGGACATGGGGGCTATCGAGTTCCTTCTCACCGAATATAATGGTGTCATCCCCGCACTCTCCTCGTTCACGGAAGAGAACAGAAAAGCCTTCGAGAAGATTCTCAGAGACGGCTTCATGGAAGGCCTTGATCAGAGAGCGATGGTCAAGAAGATGCAAGCACTCGTTCCTGATGAAAGGTACAAGCTCGACCGGATCGCTCGTACTGAGATTACCCGGGTAGCCAACACGGGCCGAGCCAACGGCTACAAGAGAGCAGGGGTGGCCGAAAAGAGGGAATTCCATTGGATTACCGCCTATGATGACCGGGTTGACGAACTCTGCTTGGAGAAAGCGAAGGGCGGTCCCTACACGCTTGCCGAGATTGAGGCCTTTACACAAGGGACGTTCCTGTTGCATCCCGGGGACCGCTGCGTCATCGCCAGAAAACCCGAGGGATACTGATGGGGATGTTGCGAAAGAAGGAAGTGGACGGTAGCCCCGCGGTGGAATGCCCGAACCATCCCTACGTCTGGCTCGCTCTCACGCAGGCCCAGCTCATCGGGGCCGAGGGAATCAGCCACGAAGCTTTAGACTGTGGGAGAAAGTTCGTGCTCGAAATCTACGGAAGCACTTCAGAGAAGGTCGGCTGGAGGTGGCTCGAATGGCGCGGCTAGAGATCACCGTTGAAGGACTGAATCCCGGGGCGTGGGAAGAGCTCCCGGACCAACTCAATGAGGCTGTCCGGGCAGAGACCCGAGACTTGGCCGATGCGATATTCTTTGACAGCCAACTTCTTGTCCCGGTCGCCGCCATACGGGGCGGGACTCTTCGAGATAGCGGAAGTGTTGTCCCTACGGAGGACTCCATTAACATCGGGTACAACACTCCCTATGCGATCTACGTCCATCAGAGGTCAGAATTGTGGCATCTGCCGCCTACCCGGGACCATTTCCTGACCATCCCCCTCTTTGAGAAACTACCCATGTTCGCTGCCAAGCTCGAAGCCCGCATCCGGGCAACATTGGAGAGAGCATTCAAATGACACGCCTTCTAGGTCGCATCGAACGAGAGGTCCAACAGATCCTCGGAAAGAAAGGAAACGAGTTACCCCGTCAATTCTCGAAACCCTTTGGGCAATACACCGACATGGCCGACTGCATCGCCAGCATCTCAGATGACGTGGCCGACAAGCCGGCCTACTGTGCTACGGTCATGCGAGCCCTCGAAGGAAAGGAAACTCCTTGGATGGACGAGAAAAAATGGGGCAGTGAACGGACGTTCGTAACGTATCTCGGGGACACCGATGAAGTCGACAAACAAGAAGAACAGACGACGCTCAAAGACTACGTTCTCACCGCTCCCTTCCTCGTCAAGTACGGGGTCGTCAACTGGTTCCATGACGGCCAAGTACTCGGTCAGCCTTTGGCTTGGCGTGTGATGAAACACCCCACATCCGGACAACCTACGGTAGCCATCAAAGCGGGTCTCATCGATCCAGACGAACATATCGTCCCGGAGAGCTTCAAGGGAGAGTTGGAAGGCGCTTGGAAATCCATCGTCGCCCTGGGTAAGGATGGGAAAACGAGCATCGAAGGGATCTGGGCCAGGAAGACCCATTGCGAGAACGGAATCTGCTGGAAGATCACCGACAAGATGGCTCTCTGGGCAGTTGCTTTCGTGAGCACCGCAGCCGCGAACCGAGGAGCCAACATCATCGAAGTCAACAGCGGAGCGAAAGAAGCTCCCTCCCTCAACGATTGCGTCAAGGCGGCACCCCCCAACACGATCTCGCTCAAAGCGTCTTGGATGAAGGAGCATTGCCCCGGTTCTAAAGCGTTTTACGAGGAGCTTTTGGCCGATGGAGTGAATCCGGAGACCGCAGAGAAGGCACTCCAGCAAGCCTTGGACGCGAAACTGAATAGTATTAAGAGTCAAGCGCACCCTCAACCGATTGCAGGAAGTGTGAAAATGGCCTCTCCCCCGGGTCAAGAGCCAACGCAGAACGACCAGATGATGGCAATGCTTCAAGAGCTTGCCAAGCGTCTCAAGACCCTCGAGGAAGCCTACGGTTCTCAACAGAAACCGCCAGAGGCCCCGCCCGCCGAGAAGACCGCGCCTCCCGCTCCTTTGACCCCTCCAGACCCCCTCGCGGGAGTCAAGAGCCTCTTCCAAGAATCCTTTGGACCGCTTCAGAAGTCGGTCTCCGACATCGATACCCGCCTGAAGACCATCGAAGGGATGGCCATCGGCCCGGGGCAGAAAGGTTCCTCCTTGCCTCCTCCCCCGAAAGACGTTTCCCCCGACCAGAAGAAAACTGACGTGGAAAAGGGACGCCAGATCCTCAACAACATCTCACAGACCGGAGGCGACTTCAGCAAGCTTGTTGCCCTAGGACAAGGAGGTGCTCCATGAGTTCCCAGGCGCTTTCCACAGAGCAGCTCGAGCAGGTGATTCACTCGTTCGGGCGTCACTACGGTCTCGATCCTCAGATGCACGGAGAAGACCTACTCGCAGATCTCGGGCGCAAGGTCGATGCGCCGATCATCCACACGACCACAGGGGCCTTTACCGCGATGGCCCAACTCGCTCTTTTCGCCGGGGTCAGTCTCCAGGACAACGTGTTTGGAGCCTTGCCCAAGAAGCCCCACGACCGCCGAGCGTTCCGATACGTGACCGCCCGGGGGAAGAGTTCCGGAGGCGGAATCGTCGATTCGGGTGCCGCGCCGGACACCGTGAAACCGACCCTAGTCCGGCCCGACGTTGTGACGAAGCTGGAAGCGGTCCACTTCGACATGGGGATGATCCAGGAAGAGCTCGCGGAAACAGAGGATGACGGGCTCACCTGGGCCGCCTTTGCTGAGTACATGAAGAAGGAGTTCGCCTTCGTGCTCGATGCGGATGCGACGGTCCAGAACGGGACGCTCGCCTCGAACAACCTTGAGTCCATTGAACGGCTCATCGCGGGCTACACCGAGATCTTGGTCGATGACCACGCGGGAGCCGCCTACGTCGCCAACGACCTTGACATCTGGGCTCAGGACCGCGACGCCGCGGCAAGTGCCGTGGACGCTTACGTGAACCGAGGAGCCGCGGTCGCCGTCGCTGAGGTCGACCGAGACTTCACCGGAGCCCCCCTCATGAACACCCTCTGGCAGAACTGCGCCCCCTACTGGGATTCGCACAACAACAAGGTTCTGTTCAGCCCCCACGACACGCTCGAAGCCTTCAACGAGAGCGAGGGAGCCGCAGCGCGCCATGTCGCACCCGTTTGGGTCCAGATGACGGTCAACGGAATCAAGACGAACCCTGGACAGGGCGTCGGATTCAGCGCCATGAGTGTGCGGAACACTCCTTGGATTCCGGACAACAACCTGCCCTCTGACGGGATTGGAGTGATCTTGCTCGCCGACCTCGACTACATCTGGGTCGACCTGTTGAAACCCCCCACCTTCATCGACTCGGGGACCAACCCGAACTCGCCGATCTTTTTGGGCAAGTACGCTCGAGAGGGAGCCAATTTCATGAAGGGCGAACTGTACACCACGAGATTCCCGGTCCACGGAAAGCTCCGAGGGCTCAAGTAAGAGGGTTCGATGGCGGAGACCTACACACGGGTCGCAGACCGAGGCGGTATCCCCGCACAACGGGGAGTCCATCTCCACGTGTATGAAGTGAACGTGACCTCCTACCCCACGAGCGGTTTCAACTTCCGCGCCTCCGACATGGGCCTATCGAAGATCCGCAGCCCACTCGCCCTGATTCCCGCGGAGACGAAAGGCAAGGACACAACCTGGTGGTGGGATACGGTCAACAACAAGATTCTCATGTACGTTGGAAACACAGGGGCGGAAGTGGCGAACACAGTCGACCTCGGGAAGTTCCGACTCACACTGATGGGTCGATAGGAGGGGAAATGGCAGAAAAGGCATGGGAGGAGTTACAGCTAGGGACGGAGGACTGGAAGAGTTACTGGCAGACGGTTGCGGATACCTTTTCCGCTCAACTCCAGGCGCATGAAGACCTCTACGGCAAGGCGATCACCGAGAAAGAGTATGATGTGATCATGGGCCAGGACAAGACCCGTATTCTCTTGGTCGAGTACACGGGGGGCAATTCCTCCACGACCCAGAGACGAGGAGACGCACGAAGGGAACATGCGTACTACACCTTCGGCTCGGGCTCCGGTCCCGTCGAGATCGCCTACCCTCCGGACAAGTTCAGCTACATCCGGAAGGCCTTGTCCAATCCGGACACTTGGAAGTTAGGCTGGAAGAAATCCCCGGTCGTGGAGATCGGGACGGTTGGCAAGAAGAAACCCAAGTGAGGTAACGGATGGTCGACTCTGGGACCGTCACCCTGAAAGAATTCAATTGGCCTTCCGGTGGCAAGAACGGCGGGGTCGGTCTCTTGCGTGTGACTTGGACCTGCGGGCCGGGCCTTGCGACCTTCGAGAAGACCTTGGGGGATCTCGTCCGCAAGCTTCGTGGTCAGATTCTTTCCATCGTCTCCATCGCTGGGGCAACGGCTCCGACCAATGCCTCAGAGCTTGACGTTTACGATGTGAATCAGAGCGCCACGACCGCGCCACTGATCGCTTCGACGGACGCCAACCAAGGGTTGAATGTGATCTCCAGTACGGTTCTCCGGCGTCTCATCCCGCTCGGCTCGCGCCCCGTATCCGACACCAATAGCTTGCGTTTCATAATCACGAACAACCTCGTGAACGATGCGACGGGGGACATCCTGATCTACTTCGCGCCCCTCAACGCGAACCTCTAGGACAATGACCGACCCCCCTCCAAAACCCGTTAGCATGAAGATCGCCTCTAGCACGGCTCAAGACATGCTCATCGCCTCAGGAACCATGACCACCCTCGGTGCCTTGGGATTCTGGCAACTCTCCCCGTGGTATGCGGCCTTGGCGCTCGTTGCAGGGCCAGCTCAGATACTACTCGGGATCGGTTTGAACTGGGCCCGGTGGAAATTCCGGTGGAAGTAATCCCGAACGGGGCCTTTAGGCGTCGAGGATTCACACCGGTCACTTCGGCGGTCCCGGAAGATCGGAACGCTTTCGTCCGTTGGCAGGACCAAATGGGCCTGATGAGAAGGCTAGTCGCTATCGAGCGCATGACGAGGAGGCTCTGTGCCGGGGACGAATAAGACGGGGACGATTGCTGTCGCCGAGACGTGGGTTCTTGACGGCTCTCCCTATAATGTTACGGGAGACCTCACGATAGACGCCACAGTGGATGTGGAGCCCGGGGTGGAGATTGTCGTCTATGAGAATAAGATTATTACGGTCAATGCCGGAAAGAGATTCTGGCTCGGGGGAACAAGAAGCGGCCCGATCTCCATCCACGGCAGAAAAGGGGGATATGCTGCGTGGAATAGCATCATGCTCAATTCAGCCGTTGCGGATGCAGGCCAAGCGCAACTCTTCATGGATCACGTACACGCACGGGACGCGATCCGATGTATTTATCCCCGCGCCAACGTCAACAATTACGCGGGAGACGTCTATGTCAAGGATTCTGTCATCTCGGACAACGACATCGGCATTGCCGCTCTCGAGGGTGGATACCTACGCCTGGTCGTTGAGAGGACGATTTTCGAGAGAAACCGCATTGCCTTGGTCCCCAACATCGCTTCTACACGTACCTGGCTCGATTCCCTCATAATGAACCAGCAAGCGCCCGTCGTCAATCGCTATCATCTCTACCGAAATATTTTCCGTCACAATCAAGTAGGTGCCATCGACGTTACCTCCTTCTACGCCAATGCTGTAAATGCTCCCCTGTGGCTTGAGAATCGTTTCTATGAGAACGGCCAGTTCGCTTTAAACATCCCCAATGCTGTTGACATGAGTTTTGTGAAGGCTGAAAAGAATTGGTGGGGATCGGATTCCGGACCCTTGGAAGCGACGGGAAACCCCAATGGAACTGGAGATAAAATCCTCATCGGAGGGGGGGGAGCTGCCGCGCCTGATTACACGCCTTGGTGGAAGATGGGGCGATATGTCCCAGACCCTGACCGGCTCCGAACCTACCTCTCAGGAATCCTCCGTCTTGCCGATCTGCCGGGGGGCGAGAGTCGGGCGAATCTATTGACGGATGACGAACTGAATTCCATCCTCGACCGAGCCGACGATGAACAAGACTCATGGTACACGGAAGAAGACCCCAAGATCGGAACCGATGGAAAGCCCAAACGCCTCTTCACCTTCGATACGATCACGAACGAGAAACGTGACATCGACCCAGACAGCACTTGGTTTCTCACCGACTTCTGGCCGATCCTCGTCGTTACGAATGTCCAGTACAAGACAGGTACTCCCTCAACCTACAGCGCCAACGTCGCTAACGACGAATCCAGCGGGTGGTACTCGAGCGTCGAGGAGATGCGAAAAGGAAAAGTCCGCCTGATGCAACGCACCTACAGATTCGACGGGGCCAGGATCACCTATGACAAGGGGTTTAAGACCATCCCCACGGACATCGAGGCGGCCACGCTACGCCTAGCCGCTCGGGACGTGCTCCAATCCCTGGAGCCTTCCGGCGAAGCGCCAGCTTATACGGGCAGGATGGGAGCTTTGGAGAAGGAGATCGCAGGCCTTCAAAAGACCCTTGTCGCAAAGTACGGTAGGAGGTTCCGCTATGCCTGAGCTCTCAGGAATCCACGAGGTCATGCAACGGATTCACCAAATCATCAGCTCCTC